TATTGCCGATGGCGGTTGCTCTACTCCTGGAGATGTAGCAAAAGCATTTGCCGGTGGAGCTGATTTTGTAATGTTAGGTGGAATGCTTGCAGGCCACGATCAAGGTGGTGGCGAAGTCATTACTAAATACTACGAAACAGATGAGTTAATATATGAAGTCGCATTTCATATAGATAAACGTGCACATAGAGTAGAAGAAAAACAATTTGTAAAATTCTATGGAATGAGTTCAAACACTGCAAATGTTCAACACTTTGGTGGTCTTAAAGATTATAGATCATCCGAGGGAAGAACAGTGTTGACAAAATACAAAGGATGTGTTACAATGACTATACAAGATATATTAGGAGGAGTTAGATCTACCTGTACCTATGTAGGCGCAAACAAGATCAAAGATCTTTCTAAGTGTACAACATTTATTCGCTGTACTGATACTCATAATCGAGTATTCGAGTCAGCAACTATAGGAAATTGAAAGGAGATATATTATGGCAAAGTGGGCAACACCCAAAAGTAATGACTGGGCTGCAGACATTAACGCAATGCACAAAAAGTTTGGCGTTAAAGAATGGTTTGAAGCCAACAAAGACAATCGAGAACTTATGGAAAAATACATTAAGTTTCGTCTCTCGATGTGTAAGGAGGAATTAGATGAAACAATGGATGCAATCGAAGCTAGAGACCCTGAAGAAATTGTTGATGGTCTTATCGACATGTGCGTTTTTGCTATTGGTACTCTCGATGTATTTGGCGTTAATGCTAATGATGCTTGGGATCGCGTGTACAGCGCTAATATGGCAAAAAGTCCTGGAGTTAAAGAGGGCCGTCCAAATCCGTTTGGATTACCGGACTTAATGAAACCCGAGGGCTGGGAAAGTCCTTCACACGATGGAAACCACGGTGATCTAAAGAAAGCAGTATAAATGGACGATGAGCCAAGGAAACAATGGGTAAGACCCGATGAGCCGGCTAAGTTAGTCGCATTAAGAAAAGCATTAACTGATCTCGATATAGAATACGCAGTAAGTAAACGAGATAAGAATTTAGTTAATCTTAATATATGGATAGGTGAAGAATAAATAAAAATCGAGTCGGTGGTCAAAGCCGGCTCTTTTTTTAACTAAATGAACGTGGTAAAGGCGTTCTATAAAAAGGAGAAGTTATGGAATATTTAACTCTATGGAGCACACTTGGGTTCCTATTTGCTGCATATGCAGTAATTGCCAATGATTCAGTACAGACACTTGGTACTTGGATGGCATCAAATAACGAAAAATTTAACTACAAAACATTATGGGCTGCAGCATCTGCTGTTCTTATCGCAACATTGTGGTATGGTTGGTCTATTAATGGTGGTGATATATCATACGGAAGATTGAATAGAATTCCGTGGCAAGAAATTCAATGGTATCATGCAGCAGCGCCTGGTATTCTTGTATTACTTACACGACTGGGAGTTCCGGTATCAACATCCTTTTTAGTGTTGAGTGCTTTTGCAAGTACTTTTGTGCTAGAAAAGATGTTAATGAAATCAATTATGGGATATGGTATTGCAGCATTCTTTGCTTATGGAGTATGGTTCTTTGTAAGCCGATGGTTAGATGAAGCTGCAGATGTACAAGAAAGAAACAAAAACCTTTGGAGAGTTCTTCAGTGGTTTGCAACTGGTGGTTTATGGTGGACTTGGTTGTCTCACGATATGGCTAACATTGCAGTATTCTTACCTCGTCAAGTACCGGTAGATCTAATGGTAATGATTAGTATCGTGTTTGTAGTTGGCCTGTTCTTTATGTTTAGAGAACGAGGTGGTAAAATACAACAGATCGTATTAGAAAAACACAATACAAGATACGTACGATCTGCTACATTAATCGACTTATTTTATTGGATGTGTTTATACTTCTTTAAAGAATTAAACGACATTCCTATGTCAACAACTTGGGTATTCGTTGGAATGCTTGCAGGACGTGAACTTGCCATTGCGCAGTTTACTGGTAAGCGTAAATTCAGTAGTGTATTCCCATTAGTTGGAAGAGATTTTATGAAAATGATGATTGGTCTAGGCGCCTCGGTTGCTCTAGTATTATTGATTCATTATGTTATTGTTCCAAACGGATTGTAACAATTTGTTACCCAGTGTTATCGGTAACATTTCGGTAGCACTGGGCTTTTAATCATAAATAAATCATGCGCCTGTAACTCAGTGGATAGAGTATCGGTCTACGAAACCGAAGGTCATATGTTCGAATCATATCAGGCGCGCCAATTGGATAAGGAGGTCCCACCATGTGCACACCGTTTGTACGTAAAGAAGCCAACCGTCTTAACTGGTTAATTAAAGGCCAGCTTATAGATATAAATGCAAATGATTCTACAGTGGAATCAATATACGATTCCTACTTTAAAAGATTATGGAATAATATTGAAAGATCCGAATATGGTTCTGTAGGATTTGAAGCAGCATATAAAGCTCGTGAAGCAGAAGTTATTAATGCTGAATTAGAATATGTAGCCAATCGAGGTTACGATTAAATAAGTTGACAATAAGTCGCTTATGTGATATAAATAAACATGTAAACGTTGAAGCAACGTGAAATTGGATCGGACTCGGGGGCAGTACCCGACAGCTCCACCATAAAGGTACTAGTGTCCAGTTAAGTTTGGAACGCATCTGATAAAGCGGCTAGTACCTTTATGATGGGGCTGAACTAGGATCGACGGACGATGTAGTGAAGTGGAGTTTACCGGATGATCGCGTATAGATCAACATAAACTAAATGCAAATGAAAATTTCGCACCATCTGGATTTGCCTTAGCGGCATAATCACAGGGAGTTGGCCACTTACTTAGCAACAGGAAATGTGGTAATTAAATTATTATGAGGATATTATGTCAAGCAAACTAAAAGAGCTTACTTGGGCTCATCACCAAGCAGCCGAACGTAGAAAATTTGCAAAAGAATTACTTTCCGGCAGTATAGATCCAGCTCTATACCACAGATTTCTTTGTGCTCAATATATGAATTATGAAGTACTCGAGCGCAATGCAATCATTCCACCAAATCTAAACAAAATTAAAAGATCAAGGCGTATCTTTCAAGACATTCGTGAGCTTGAACAGCTTTTTGGTCTTAAACCATCAGGAGAGTTTCCTCCATCAGTATCTAAATATGCAGCACATATTAATGCATTAGCAGATGCTGACGATAATCATTCGTTACTTGCTCATATGTATGTACGCCATTTTGGTGAATTACACGGTGGCCAAATGATTAAGAAGAAAACTCCCGGCAACGGACTTATGTATGAGTTCGATGGAGATACTAAAGTTCTTATTGCTGAATTCAGAGAATTACTAGATGATAGTATGGCTGAAGAAGCAAAGAGATGTTTTGACTTTGCGTCAGAATTATTTGACGAATTATCAGTTGACATTGGGTGATCTTTAGTATATAATTAAATCAATAGTTAATAAAAGGAGCCTCGTTATGCAGGAACAAGAACAAATCGAAACGACTATTCCACTAGAAAAGAACCTTAAAAGAGCTGATCGTATGGCAAGATCAGATGCAGCTCGGCAAAGGCGCAAGGAATTAAAAGTAGTCCGTGAGACAGTTATAGAAAATGCATACGCAAAAGCACGAAGGGCTCGCAAAAACAAATGAATCATGAGCTAGAAGTACAAGTAGACGAAAATGGAGACCATTTTATAGTTCTCCCTTCAGATGTATTGCTTGCTGCTAACATTAACATCGGTGACGAAGTTGAATGGAATATAAGTAATGATAATACTTATGCAACTTTGTCTAAAGTAAAAGATATATAGAGGAAAATCAAATGCAGTTGTGGGATAGATTAAACGAATATGCTTATCAACTGACGACTAAATTTGATACTCATTTTGATCGGTTCGATAATCCAAAGTATACACAACGTATGCATTTTGATGGTTGGACCGATACTTTTTGGAGATCAGCTCGTGTATCGAAGGTACATTTAAAAACAATTGAACCACCTAATGGCAAAGGCTTATGGCTAATGCATGTTAATATCTTTCCACAAGTTGGATATGAATTTCCTATATTAGGTTTTGATATTGTTGCTGGTCCAAAGAAGATTACTGGATCATTTATGGATTACAGTCCACTACACGGTTTTCCGCATCCATACCATCAGGAAATGGAAAGAACTGTCGAAAGCTTAACGTGGAATAAAGCACGTGAGTTACCACCTTGGGCACAAGAAATATTCTCAAAAGATATGATAGCAGTTGGTAACATTAATACTGAAGAAGAGTTAAATCAATTTATTGAAGTAACTACTCATTTGGTAGATCATTATCTTGAAAATCTAAAACATAATGCTTTCATATCGATACGAGACACACTTCCCCTACTGAACAAATATTGTCAGAATCAAAAATTAAACCCTCATCTTCACAGATCTATACTTGCAATGGGTATATCAGAAGAAGATAAAGAAGCTTATGTGAATGATGTATTATTTGAGGAAAAGTAAATGCGTATCGAACCTATATCTAAAATTGTTGGATATAATTCAAATAAACCGTTGACAATTAACGGTTGTTGTGATAAAATAAACATATCAACTGGTAAAAGAACTTTACAAATCGGTGACCACCGTTTCGTAGCAACAGTTGTACACTGCACTTCTTGTGGTAGTGTTAAAGCAACTTCAAATATTAAGGAGAAAAGATAATGACAGAAAAATATCTTATTTCTGAAAGGGATGGGCAGGCTCTTAAAGCTACTTATTTCGCAACAGAAAATGGCGCCGGTGTACGTTTCTTTATCAATGATGAATTCATTTTAGAAGAAGTATACGAAGGCAAATCACTTCACTTCGCAGAATCAGCGGCCCAAAATTGGCTCGCAGGGATAAAGACTTTAAATGGATAAAAAAGAATTAGTACAAAATGTCTTAGTTGACAAAGCAACATTAGTTGCACCAAGGACGCCTGAAAAGGTACATCATGAAATTCAATACATGCTTAAGAGTGGCATTAGCTATATCGATGCATTATGTGAATACGCTCGAGTTAACGAGTTAGAAATTGAAACAGTGGCAGACATTGTTAAGAAATCTTCTATCTTAAAAGAAAAAGTAAGATCAGAAGCAGTTGAAGCGAAATTGGTAATTAAAGATGATCAAGACCTCACTAAGTTATGCTAACGAGGATAGCTATGTATGGTATGTAAAATACCTTGCAATGAAAAAGCATTTTACCTCTGATTATGACTATCATAAATACAATGGAAAAATAAGAGCGTCTTACGACAAATATAGAACTCGTAATGATGCCTATTTTTTCGAGAAACTTTCAAGAAAAGACGATCCAGAAAAGCTGATGCTATCTAATATGATAGTTAAGCCTAACGTATGGATACGAGAAATTATTGAACAGGAAGGCGAAGACCGTTATATTGAATGGCAAAAGAGAATAGATACTCTATCTCGTACATTCAAATCGGAAATCGCTAATCTGGACGATAACTTTCAAGCTAATTTTACTTCTGTGGTTGGTCAACATCCTTTGATAATGACTTACTATCAACAAAGAAAAGTTAGTTTGGAAACTATTACTATCCTTGCTCACATTGCCAACATTTTTCCTTATTGGGAAAAAGAAATCGTTGACAAAATCATAGCAAGTGATATAATAAGACTAATAAGAAAGTATAAACCTTTCTTAGAAATTGATGAAAAAAAGTTCAAAGATTTAATACGTGAACGATTTTTTTGATATAAATAGATGGCAGGTTGTAATAAAGCCTGTAATACATCGCAATATAAACAACGCTATACATAGCAATATTAGGAGATATAAAATATGTCATTTGACGCATTAAAAAAGAACCGTTCAAGTTCTCTAACAAAACTGAACAGCCAGCTCGAAAAGATCTCATCTAAGAGCTACTCAGATCCCAACGAAGGTAAAATGTGGAAACCAACCCGCGATAAAGCTGGTAATGGTTTTGCAATCATTCGTTTCTTACCAGCCCCTCAAGGCGAAGAAATGCCATTCGTAAGAATCTGGGATCACGGTTTCCAAGGTCCAACAGGACAGTGGTACATCGAAAACTCTCTCACCACTATTAATCAGGACGATCCAGTAACTGAATACAACGGTAAGTTGTGGAACTCAGGTGTTGAATCTGATAAGGAACTTGCACGTAAGCAAAAGCGTAGACTTAAGTATGTTGCAAACATTCTTGTAGTCAAAGATGGCGCTAATCCTGAAAATGATGGTAAAGTCTTTATGTACCAGTTTGGTAAAAAGATCTTCGATAAACTGAACGATTTAATGAATCCTCAGTTTGAAGATGAATCTCCAGTAAACCCATTTGATCTATGGGAAGGTGCAAACTTCCGTTTGAAAATTCGTAAGTTTGAAGGTTATCCTAACTATGATAAGTCTGAATTTGATAGCCCATCGGCTGTAAGTGAAGATGATGCAGAGTTGGAAAAAATCTATAACCAAGAACACTCTTTACAAGAACTTATCGATCCTAAGAACTTTAAGTCTTATGCAGAGTTGAAAGCAAAACTATATCGTGTACTCGCATTAGATGCAGAACCTTCTACTCCAACTAAAGCAGAAGACGATGAGTTTGATCTAAGTAATATGGGCAATGAAGCAGCGGCGGCTCCGGCACCATCTGCTCCAGCAGCACCTGAACCTACGTCGACATCTTTGTCAATGGATGATGATGACGATGATCTATCAATCTTTAAGGAACTAGCCAATGGTTAATAAAGTCTATGAAGAAGTTCTAGACTTTGACTTTGGTTTCAGTTTCATTGATGAAGAGCTTCAAGAAAAAGAAGCTGAAGCACAAGATACTATTCAGAAAGTCAGCAATGAGAAACAATCGTTGGAAGATCAATTGACCGACGCTAAACTCGCTGCTGACGATCTTGAATATAGACTAGAACTCCTCTATAAATCAATAACACCGTTCTTAGATAATTTATGTAAGAACCCTGATAAATCGACAATTTTCTGGCCTGATCGAGTATCTAAGATACAAGGTTACAAAAGCAAATTGACTACTATTGTAGAAGGAAGTAAATAATATGAGTCTATTAGACAAACTTGTGAAAAACTCTACCATTAAAATGACGGCTCCACTATTGGATTCGAAAGTTTATGGTAAGAAAGATATGGCACCGACACAAGTGCCAATGGTAAACGTTGCACTATCCGGTCGCATTGATGGTGGATTAACACCAGGCCTCCTTGTTCTGGCAGGTCCATCAAAGCACTTTAAATCAGCATTTGCGTTGCTGATGGCTGGAGCTTATATGCAACGTAACCCAGATGCTGTATTACTATTTTATGATGCAGAATTTGGTACACCTCAAGCTTACTTTGACAGCTT